AGCCTACCTTAAATCACTAGAGGAGAACTAATATGGCTCGTTCAAGAAATACGGCAGACACACAGACTGCTAGTGGTGGTCCAGTATCTCCTAGTATTGCTGGTAAGAACGCAGTAATCAACGGTGGCTTTGATATATGGCAGCGTGGTACATCATTTGCTAGTTTAACAGCCGCATCTTCTAGCACCTTTGCAGCCGACCGCTGGCAAGTTTATATTGGTAATTCTGGTCGTACAGTTTCACAACAAGCATCTGGATTAACTTCTTTCAGATATTCAATGCGAGTTGCCCGAGATAGTGGTAACACTTCAACAGCCGTCACCCAAGTTACTCAAAACATCGAGTCAAATATGTCCTATCCTTTGGCTGGTAAAACAGTAACTGTTTCGTTTTATGGTAAGGCTGGAGCAAATTATTCTGCTGCATCTGGAGCATTAACTTACGCTTTATATCAGGGAACTGGAATTGACCAAAATGTGTTTGGGATGACTGGTGGTTCGGGTGTAGGTACAGGAACTGCCACTTTAACAACTTCGTGGCAAAGATTTAGTTTTACAGTTGCCGTGCCAAGTACCTCGACAGAATTGGCTGTTTATTTCAGCACCACACCAGTAGGCACAGCAGGAGCAAATGATTGGTTTGAAATCACTGGTGTCCAACTAGAAGAAGGCTCAACTGCAACACCATTTAGCCGTGCAGGTGGAACTATCCAGGGTGAACTTGCTGCGTGTCAGAGGTATTACTTCCGCACTCAGGTTGGAAATTCTGGTAGTACGCCATATATGGGTGTAACAGTTGCAGGTTCTGCTACAACAACTTATGCAAATTTAATTCATAAAGTAACAATGCGTTCAGCACCTACATCTGTTGAATTTTCTTCTATTAAATGGCAAGCAATTAATAACTCAGGAAATATTTCAGCAGCATCTCTTCAAGATGCAACACCAGAAAATACATTGTTTGTCTGCACAACTACTGGTGCTACTGCTGGTGTAATGAACTATGTAATTGGTCAGACAACTGCTGGCTATATGGCTGTCAGCGCAGAACTCTAGGAGATAATAATGGACAATGTAACATTTGTAGAACTACCTAATCCAGACGGTTCTGTAACAGAACACGCAATCATTGACAGAGGTAACGGCGAGTTTACCTCTATGACCAAAGCAACATACAATGCACAACAGGAGGCGCTAGCCAATGGCAACAATCTCTAATACACCTAGACCAGGCTATGCTTGGGATGCTACAGACAATGTGTGGTATCCAATTGGTACTGGTACACACGGACATAGTGATTACATCACTGCTGCCTCTGCTATCAACCCTACTATTGTAGATGCTAAAGGTGACATCATTGCTGCTACTGCAGCAGATACTGTTGCTCGTCTTGCTGTAGGTGCTAACGATACTGTACTTACTGCTGACTCAACTGCTGCTACTGGATTAAAGTGGGCTACACCTGCTGCTGGTGGTATGACTTTATTAAGCACAACGACATTAAGCGGAACAAGCACAACAATTTCAAGTATTTCACAATCTTATAATTCTTTATACATTTCTATTTCAGGAACTTTCAGTACTGGTTCTCAAATGAGAGTTCAATGGAATGGAAGTACCACATTAAGTTTTGTTGCATCGGCTCATACAAGTGGTAATCAGTACGTCGCAACTGGTCAATTAATTTCTGCCAACAGTTCCTCTAGACCTATTGCTTGGTTAGAAATGAATAATTACGCTTCAAGTTCAAAAAATAAAATCGGTACTGGTGGATGGTCGTCAGATTATGACGACCCAAACAATCAAGCAGTCGGAAGTATAATGTACGGCTCAACTTCTGCAATTACTTCCATCACTATAACAAACGGCTCAAGTGCAACAATGACTGGTACTTGTCTAATTTATGGAGTTAAATAATGGCTAAAACATCATCTCGTCCAATGGTAAGACTTCACAACATTGAAACCGATGAAATTATTGACCGCGAAATGAACGATGCAGAGTTTGCTCAATACGAAGCAGACCAAGCAGCAGAAGCAGAACGCACTGCAGCAGAAGCAGCCAAGGCTGCCGAGAAAGCATCACTACTTACAAGACTAGGCATTACTGCAGACGAAGCAAAACTACTGCTCGGCTAATGTGTAAAGACTGCGGTAACTGTTCTAAAACAAATACATTTAATTAAGGAGTAACGTGGCTGGTCGTGATATTACCGAAGGTCGTGGAGATGCACTTGGCAACGCACGTTCTATTGCTGTTGACGTTGGAATCGTCGCAACATCTTCTATCTGGCAGAACACATCAGAGGCATACGATGTAGCAGTTGGTGGCTTGCCATTCCTGTATGCTATCAATGATGCACGCCCATACCTGCGCCAAACTGCACCTTATAGAAAAGAACAGTTTGATAACGGAGCAGAGCCAGGTGAGCAATCACTTACTGGTTGGTGGCTACGTAGTCAGTCATCCTTTCACGGTGGCGAGGGCATTAAGTTTTACGACCCATCTGCTGGAGAAACAGTTGAACATAGATTTACAGATAGCAAGAATGTAGATGTATGGACAAAAGGTCAAGTAACTTTACTTAAAGATGTAGTTGACACGCATCAAACTACTGGTGCCGTAACTGGTACAGACCATCAACACCCTAATCAACACGTTCGCTCTATTCAATGGAGTAATGTAAATGGTGTACTACTTCATGATGAGTTTGACGTAGATAAAATCTATCCAGCAATTACTGTATCAATTAGCAATAAGGCTTTAACTTCCAACGTAGCAACCCTTACTACTTCCGCAGCACACGGACTTACAGTTGGTATGACTATTACAATTACAGATGTAGATGCTACATTTAATGGTGAGTATCGAATTACAACCGTTCCTACAACAACTACTTTTACCTACGCTAAGACCGCATCTAACGTAACTTCTGCTGCTGTATCTCCAGTAGGTACTGGTGTAACAGACCCAGTGATTCACTACATTGATTACATTTCAGGTACTGATAGAAAAGTATTTGCTATTTGTGACGATGGAGTTAATGCCTACTGGATAACAAACAAAACTGTAGGTGGAAATCAACGCCTAACTATGTTTAAGAAGCCACTATCTGGTGACTCTATTAGCGGTTCATCTAACCCATCTGCATCAGGTGACGTTACTCAGATGTTCCAAAGTGGTAGCATTGAAATTATTTACGCTGCTATGGAATTTGTTAAAGACCGTATTGTTCTTTGCGTTAACAACGCAGTATATGAAGTAACAACAACGGCTACTGCTTTGCCTACTGCTATATACACAAACCCTAATACTAACTACCACTACACATCAGTGGCTGCATCTGGTCCTGCTATCTATACAGCAGGTCATTCTGGTATCTACTCAACTATCCAGAAGTACACACTGTCAACGGCTGGTGTTATGCCTACCCTTACATCAGCAGTGGTGGCTGCAGAGTTACCTGCTGGTGAGATAATTGAAAAACTATATTATTACCTAGGTTATATGATGATAGGCACAAGCAAAGGTATTCGGGCTTCAGTTGTATCTGACCAAGATGGCTCTATTAATTACGGTCCACTCATTGTAGAAACATCTCAACCTTGCTATGATTTTGCTGCACGTGATAGATTTATTTGGTGTGCTGCAGGTATTGGTGCATTAGATGCTGGTTTATACCGCATTGACCTTGGCAACGAAATAGAAACTTTACGCTTTGCTTATGCTAAGGACTTGCAGGTAACACAAAGTGCGGAGCACTATACAACAGGTGTTGCATTTCTTGGAACTACTAATAGACTTGCATTTTGCACTGCATATGAAACAACAGATGGTGCAATATATCTTGAGTCAGCATCTACACTAGCGTCTACTGGATTTATAACTACTGGCTATATCCGTTACGGAACTCTTGAGCCTAAGAACTTCAAGAAACTACTTGGTCGTGGTGACTTCACCTATGGTACTCTATCACTAGAGACTGTAGATAAAGACGGCACAGAGTATGACCACATTACTTATGAGGCTGGCGTTAGTCCTGTTGAAGTAACAACAAGCAAGCCAGATGTAGCACAAGAGTATGTATCTTATAAATTCTTATTTACTCGCCATAGTTCCGATAACTCTAAAGGTCCAATTTTCAAGGGCTATCAGGCTAAGGCAACAATTGCAACACCACGTCAACGTATTATGCGTTTCCCAGTATTCTGCTTTGACGTAGAAACAGACCGCTACAATGCGGTTATTGGCTACACAGGAAGAGCGCTTGAACGTCTACTAGAACTTGAGCGCTTAGAAGAGAATGGCGATGTCGTAACTTGGCAGGACCTGACTACTGGCGAATCACGTCAGGTAGTAATAGAACAAATCACATTCAGCCGTTCAACTCCACCAGATAAGACTTTTGATGGTTTTGGTGGAACAATTGAAATTACCGTAAGGACAATCTAGTGACATTCACCAATTGGGCATCGTTTATTGTTGCCATCATCGCCATTGTTACAGCATTTGCTGGTTCAGTACGCTGGCTAGTTAAGCACTATCTCAATGAACTTAAGCCAAATGGTGGCAGTTCAATGAAAGATTCTGTCATAAGACTTGAGGAAAAAGTAGAGATTCTTTACCAAATCTTGATTCAAAAGAAGTGAGCGACAATGACTATTGCCAAGACTGCGACTCCCGCTGCCAAGTCTGTTCTCCGACAGGCAACGGCATTGAGACCGAAGAGGATGAAGGCATCGGATGGTCTGCTCCCATCTAAAGCACACCTAACTCAAAGCCCTAACTCGGACCACAACACAGGATTTGCTGTAGATGTAACTCACGACCCAGAGAACGGCATCAACTGCCACGAAGCGTATGCTCACCTCAAGTCTGACAAGCGTGTGAAGTATTTAATCTTTAAGGGTAGAATCTGGTCAGCCGAAAAGGGTGACAACACCTACTCTGGAGCAAACAAGCACAACAAGCACATCCATATTTCAATCAAGGAAGCCTATGGGAATGATACTTCCCCTTGGTTCCCTTGGTTAGGTAAAGCAACAGTAGCCAATAAAGTAAAGGCTGCTGTTAAACCCCTACCAAAGAAAGAAGTAAAATGAAAAACCTATTCAAACTATCTCCAAAGGATATCGCTGCTGCGAAGTCCTATCTACGCGCCCTACTGGCTGCAGGAATCACTATGGGTATTGCCCTATTGACAGACCTGCGTCCAGAGTATGCTGTTCTAATTGGCGCTCTAGCCGCTCCATTGGCTAAGTGGGCAGATAAGCATGAAAAAGAATACGGAGTAGGGTCAGAATAACCCCATTTTAGGGGTCTAGAAGCCCCGTAGAAACAAGAAACCCCCTTACCTTAGGTCTAACCTAGGGCGAGGGGGTCTTTTGTCGTTTCTAAAGGTTATTCGTCATCCTCAAACTCTGCATCTTCCAGTTGGTCTAGCAGTAGTCGGAGTTGTTTATTTCTCCGCGTTCGACGGAAGTCATCTATAGCAGCAGTAATGATGTTAACGGAGAATAGACCCAGTGATGCACCAAAGAAAACAGCCCAGAATGTATTTGACATAGTACTCCTTAGATATTATAATATATATTATTACATCATATAGAGGCTGAAAGCCTCTTATATAATCTCTTACAAGATTAAGTATACTCACACTATTTCTAATTCGTCAAATAGTTATAAGTATTTGACAGATACCCAACTGTGAGTATATCCTTCCAATATGTCAATCGAACTAGAAGAATATACACTACCTGAGCATATATCGTACTCAGCATTCACAACCTACCTAACCTGCGGTTATCAATACTACCTCGGGCGTCTGCTTAACAAGCAGGAGGAACCGTCAGTTTGGTCTGTCGGTGGCTCCGCATTTCACCTTGCCTGCGAAAACTACGATAAGGTGACACTAGATGACTAATCAGAAACTATACGACGTTCAGGACCTATGGAACATAGCATGGGATGAGTCTAAAGGTGACATCGACCTAACCAGTGCACGCGTTGGTGGCCGAGAGTCTAAGGCTAATCCTAACAAGGAAGATGTCACATTCTGGCAAACTCAAGGACCCAAATGGGTTGAGGGTTATATCGCTTGGCGCCAACTCAATAGCAACTGGAAAATCTGGAAAGCACCTGATGGCAACCACGCAATAGAACTTGCACTTACACCAGTCGTTGCTGGTGTTCCTGTCAAGATGATTATCGACCGTGTATTTGAGGTCGATGGACAATTGGTTATCTGCGACCTTAAAACGTCACAGAAAACTCCGTCTAGTAGTCTCCAACTTGGCTTCTATAAACTCGGGCTAGAGCAGACCTTCGGGATAGAAGTTAAGTGGGGCAACTACTATATGTCGCGTGGTAATTCCACGTCTGAGATGGTAGACCTGTCCGAGTACACCTATGACAAAATGGAATATCTCATTAAACAATTTGACATAGCACGTAAGGCTCAGGTATTCTTGCCCAACACAAACAACTGCCAGTACATGTGCGGTCTAACCGCTTACTGTCAGTTCTCTACGAAGAAGGATAAATAATGTCCGAAGACTGGAAACTACAAGTATCGTACAAGTCATCGAATGGTGATTTAATTAACGTCCGTGCCAACTCAGCAGATGAACTTAGTGTTCTTCTTGAAGGCATTGGCGACTATGCAACTCAGATTGAAGCAACTCGTCGTACACTATCGGGGGTAAGCGTAGCAGCCCCTTTATCGACATCGAGTTCCACAGGAAGCACAATGCCTCCGCAATCCTCACAACCGCCCCAGGCTCAAGTTCCGTCAGGTGGGGCAGCACCAACCTCGGGTCCGACGTGTCAGCATGGAGCACGCAAGTACAAATCAGGAATCTCCAGCAAGACGGGGAATCCATACGCAATGTGGGTCTGTCCGATGCCTCAGGGCGCGGACCAATGCAAGCCAGTCAACTAACACAAGAACTATTTCCATTTTAACTAACTAGAAGGAGGACCAGTGCGTACTCTTGTTCGTTCTGTTGGTAGAGCAAGCATTGGTGGGGAACCTCTGCCTAGTTGTTTTAAGGCGTTTGAATCAAACAAGATTATCATTAGACGTTCAGAAGTTTCAATGTTTGCAGGTGCCCCAGGAGCAGGTAAATCAACACTTGCTCTTGCACTTGCACTCAAAACCAATGTGCCAACATTGTATATTTCGGCAGATACTAATGCACACACAATGGCAATGCGCTTAGCCTCCATGATTTCTGGGAAAAGTCAGGGAGATGTTGAGCAGAAACTTAATACTGATGTTGGATGGACGAAGGCAGTCCTCCAAAAAGGTAGTCATATTGTATGGTCTTTTGAATCAGCACCTACATTGGAAGATATAGTAGAAGAAGTACAAGCATTTGAAGAACTTTGGGGATGCTCCCCATCAATGATTGTACTTGATAACTTAATGGACGTAGCCACAGATGGTGGCGAAGAATTCGCATCAATGCGAGCAATTATGAAGGAGTTGAAGTATCTTGCGAGAGCGACTAACGCTGCAATTGTGGTTCTACATCACACTTCGGAAGCAGTTCCTGGGAATCCTTGCCAACCACGTTCCGCTATTCAAGGTAAGGTCTCTCAACTCCCTGCGCTCATATGTACACTCGGCACGGTTGGCACATCAATGGGCGTTGCATCAGTCAAGAATCGCTATGGAAGAGCCGACCAAAACGGTACGCTCATGACATGGCTAGCATTCAACCCTGAATACATGTACGTTGACGATATTCCTGAGAACGTATGACAACTAGAAAATCTCATAAGGCAAGAGGAGCAACTTTTGAAACAGACATCAAAGACTGGTTTAGAGCAAATGGATATGATTCTGAACGACTTGCAAGAACAGGTGCAAAAGATGAGGGAGACGTTGTTGTCCGTTCGGACTTCCTTGGTAGCATTGGAGTTATCGAATGTAAAGCGCCAGGGGCAGGAAACAAAGTTGACCTTAGTGGGTGGACAAGAGAAGCCCAACTGGAAGCAACGCATTATGCGGAAGCAAGAAATCTCAAAAGTGAAGAAATTCTCCCTGCAGTCCTCATTAAAGCGCGAGGAAAATCTATATCCGACTCGTACCTTGTCCTAAGGCTGGGCGATGTCTTTGGTAGATGACTTACCCGACATTGTATCTGTATTAAAGCACTACGGTGCCAACATTACACGTGCAAGTGGTCAAGTAAATGTAAAGTGTCCGTTCCACAATGACTCCCACGCAAGTGCGAGTTTTAATACAAAGAATAATATTTTTAATTGCTTCGCGTGTGGTATGCAAGGCAACAGTATACAAATTATTGCTAGGCAAGAAAGGTGCGACATACGTGAAGCAAAGTCAATTGCAGAAGGAATTACTGGGCAGAGCAACGATAAAGTACGCGGAGAATATACATCTGGCGGAAGATTACCTAGCAAGTCGGGGCATCAGTCGCGAGGTGGCTCGGGCAGCGCGATACGGCGTAGTCTCGGAGCCTGAGGTAGGACATGAATCGTTCCAAGGTCGTCTCTCGATTCCTTACATTACTAAAACTGGTGTTGTTGACTTACGTTTTAGGTCGCTTAATCCAGCGGTTGAACCGAAGTACATGGGAATGACTGGCGCTGAAACAAAGATGTACAACGTATTAGATATTGAACGAGCAGGCGACTGGATTGGGGTGTGTGAAGGTGAGTTGGATACAATTACTCTTAGTAAGTGTGTTGGTATCCCTTGCATTGGAGTTCCTGGTGCAAACTCATGGAAAAAGCATTACACCAGACTTCTCGCAGACTTTGAACGAGTATTTGTATTTGCAGACGGTGACCAACCAGGCAAAGAATTTGCCACAAATCTTGCCAGAGAACTTCCAATTACTATCGTTACCATGCCAGACGGAGAAGATGTTAATTCTGTCTACGTCAAGCACGGCGCAGACTTCATACGAGACAAGATGGGGTTAGGCTTAGATGATGAATGAGATTCCTGATTGTCCTGAGTGTGGCGAACCATTTGAGAATATCTTTGATGCTACTGACCACTTGACAGAAGATGGCGAGAAGCCATTTGATGTAGAACTTAAATTACCTAGCGGTTACACGCTAATGATTGGTTCATTACTTCGTACTTTATATAACTACGCAGGAATACCTGAAAAGATTGAGCAGATTACTCAGGATACATTTGGAATGCTTTACGCAGCACAGTACGACACGTCTCAGATGAAAGGCTATATCGAAGACCTGATTATACGTGAGCAGATGTCAGAACTCGATGAAGAATTAGCAGAACTATTAGATAAGAAGCCTAACAATGACGAAAGTGGAGAGTGATGAAGTATGTATGATAATAGAACATCTGATGAATCAAGGGTTCGCAGTAAGCAACTCGGATTTGACGTCAGGCATCCTGACTTTAACGCTCAGAATTCCCATATTGAGTTCAGAGAATCAGTAGAAGAAACTTTTTGGGAACTACAAGATTTACTGCTAAGCAAGCATAAAGATTACGGCCCTAGCAATATTGCTGAGGCACCAGGCGGTGCTATCAATGGCTTACGTGTCCGTATGCATGACAAGTTGGCACGCATCAACAATCTATATGAATATATGGAAGATACTGGTGGCTTTCAGCCACAACATGAATCTATTGAAGATTCATTCAAAGACATGGCAAACTATGCAATCATTGGGTTGCTAGTACTGAGAGGAAAATGGCCAAACAAATGAAAATCTTCGGACCATACAAAGGGAGTAAACAAAATGGTGGACGACCAATCTATGTTTTCAAACGTAAAAAGAAGGACGGCACTACGGTCACTACGTCTAGCAACAAGGCTCGCGTTGATTACGAAAAGTCAACGGGGAAGAGTTTACCCCGCAATACAGATGTTGACCATAAAGATAATGGTGGTCGTGCTGGTAAAGACGGCAGAAGTAACCTACAAACTATGAGTCATTCGGCAAACGTTGCCAAGGAAAACAAGCGTAGAGCAGTCAAAAAGACAGTTAAAAAGACTGTAAAGAAAGCGGTTAAGAAGACATGAAAACTATAGTTTGCATATCAGATTTGCAAGTACCATACCACGATGTAGAAGCCGTGAAAGCAATTGCAAAGTTTATCAAAGCATACCAACCTGATACTGTCGTATCTTGTGGTGACGAAATGGATATGCAGACTATCTCGAAATGGAGTAAGGGTACAGAACTAGAATATGAACGCTCCATTGGTCGCGATAGAGACACGACTCGTCAAGTTCTCTATGACTTAACTATTGAACATATGGTTCGCAGTAATCATACTGATAGATTGTTTAACACAGTTGCAATGAGAGCGCCAGGATTACTTGGCTTGCCTGAATTGCAGTTGGAAAACTTCTTGGGTCTTAAAGAACTAGATATTAAATATCACGTTGACCCTTATGAGTTAGCACCTGGCTGGTTACTTATGCACGGCGACGAAGGTAACGTACAGCCTACCGCAGGAGCCACAGCGCTTGGTTTAGCCAAGCGTTCAGGCATGTCTGTAGTGTGTGGACACACTCACCGCATGGGCTTAACACATCATACTCAAACGTATCGTGGCGGTAAGCCTAAGACTATTTGGGGTATGGAACTTGGTAACCTCATGGATTATCGTAATGCAAAATATATTAAAGCAGGTCTATTTACATGGCAACAAGGCTTCGGCATCTTGCATGTAGATGGCAACACAGTTGTGCCACAACTAGTTCCTATTGTGAATAAATCATTCACAGTAGAAGGAAAAACTTGGAAGTGGTAGCACTAGTGAATTGGTCGCGTATTGAACCTTGGGACTATATAGTAATCAATGTAGCATCTGAGTACCATAAAAAGTACAGTATGGTTGAGTTAGAGGACATCAAGCAATCACTCTATGAGTGGTTCGTATCTCATCCAAGAAAACTTACTGAGTGGGAAGCACTTGGTGAGAAAGATGCTAAGAACTTATTGTATCGTTCATTACGCAACCAAGCACTAGACTATTGCCAACTATGGAAGGCTAAGTCTATCGGCTATGAGTCATCTGATTTATTCTATTATGAACCTGTAATGGTTGAGGCTTTACTGCCTGCTGTTATTCGTGGTGATATTGGGGATGCACCCAAGTTAAACCTTGGTATGCCAGGACGACCACCAGCGCCAGCAGAGGGTGGTAACATGATGGCGATGATGGTCGAAGTACGTGCAGCCTACGATAAACTTAATACAGAGGATAAATCCATCTTGTATTACAAGTACGTAGACTCCCTGGACTATGGTTCTATTGCTAAAGAGTTAGAACTTTCTAGCGATGATGCTGCGCGTATGCGCCACAATCGTGCTATCAAGAAACTCATTACTAGACTTGGTGGCTTCCGACCATTCTCAGACAATGATGAGCCTAGCGATAATCGGGAAGACAACCAAGAGACAAAACAAGATAACACCAAAACAGAAGACGCCGAACATTAATTCTTTATCTATCAAGTAGGGTCTTCCCATTCCATAGGGTCTGAATAGTTTTCAAACGCATCATGAGCAGCGATTTCCTTCTCCTTCGCTGTTCTAATGTGTTCTATAAGAGACCCAACATTAATGAGATAACCCCTAGAAGGATTTGGTGGTATATTGCAAGTAATGCTTCGACCCAATTCATATATTGCTTCCTTCAATCTAAATAGTGGAATGATTACTACGCTATCTTCAAGCACGAATGCCCAATGAGTAGCCTTACTGATAGCCATACCTGATGCTTCCCATGAATTACTTTTCACGTAGTAACACTCGGTTTCTATGTATAAATTACCTGTTTCTCTCCAACGTCTATCTGTTTTGACTTCGACGGTATCAAGAGAAAGCAAGTCTGCGACCTTGCTCTCCCCTGTTAAACCTGCTCTAAGGTCTAAGTCCCAATTAGAATCCTTCACTCGTCTTCCGTCAGAGTTTTAAGTGCTTTTTGTATATCGGCTATTAGTTCATCTCTATGCTTTTGTTCTTCTTCTGAGTACTCTACTGCCACTTATCCTCCTGTTGAATAGAAGCCAGTTCCATTGAACTTGACTGGTGCTGCATAGTATACACGCTTCATCTCAGTACCACAATTTTCACATACTGGGATAACTTCTTCTTCTGCCATACTGCGCTCTATTGATACCATTTCGTTCCCGAAGGGACACAGGTACTCATACGTCGCCATGTGCGGTCCTCCAAGCGGTTTGTGTCGGACGGGCTGCCGTATTATACGGCACTCGTTGAGCGACTGCATCCATGACAGTAAGATAGTTGTCTAGATTCTTTGCTATCTCACGTGCCATGTATCTTGATTCAAGTCTTTGCATACCAAAGTATATTAGTGTGTTTTGTATGCGTTGCACTTGAGGTGTTTCCTGATATGGATATTCCTTCTTAGGAGTAGTCATTATTCGCTCATCTCATCTATAGGTGTAGGTGCTGTTGATACAGAACCACACTCGATACATGTCTGCTTTAAGTCATACCATGCTACTGCCCTAGTACTCTCAGACCATTGAACAGTTACATTAAACATTGCACATCCACAGATACATGCAAAGGTTGGCGTACCCTGTAAATCAAACATTAGTACCAACCCTTCTCTTTGTGGAATTTCCATGCCTTACAAGGCGTACCATATCTGTACATAATATATGAGAAGCCTCTATCAATTTGTAAAGTTGGTGGCGTACTAGGTGATAGACCTAAGAGTTGTGGGATACCGCCAGCGTTCTTACCCATAACTTTGACATCATTGTATGCATTGTGACGCCAATTAGATTCCTTTATCCATAACTTCTCTAGACATAGGAATTGATTGGATGCCCATGCATTTACTACATCATGTGCGTATGCCTTGCTATCTTCGACTGTCCATACATGTACTTCTTTAGGCTTATCTGCTTCTCCAACGCGTGAGATGCCAAATAGCATGAATATTGCTATAAGTAGTAACAGTAGTTTCTTCATAGTACTTCATCCTAACCGAGGTTTCATGCGCTCATAGAAATCTAGCGCACGACCCTCATCTGTTTGTAATGCGAAGTCACTACGTGTATGACCTAGTGACTCTATCCGTTCACCTGCTAGTTTACCACCCCATATGCCGAAAGGCAAATCGTTAGGCTCCATTCCCTGTTTAAGACATTCCTCTTGTACAGGACACGTACTACATTCTGCCTTAGCAATCTTAATGGAGGTCACTAAGGCTTCTATCTTGGCATTACTTGGTCGCCCATTATCGAACTCGGGATACCAGTAATCGGGATAAGGATGAGTAGTACAGTTACCTATAAGTGCGCTAGTCATCAGAACCCCACATCTCATCAGGTTCCCCGTCATTAGCATGATAATCTAAATCATCATGTGTCATGTCACAGAACTCGCAGTAGCCATCAAGACCTAGTGCTACATCATCATCTACTCTTGGTTCACTCATCTTCATCTACCTCTTCTTCACCCTCATATTCTTCTTCTTCAATCATTTCGACCATGATGTTATCAATCGAACTCTTAAAGGTGTTCTCTTCCCACTCATAGGATGCAATCTCTTCTGCCATGAAATCATCATCTGCTAGGACTTGAAAGTTAAATGTTACTGTAACTTCTACGTCGTAGTATACGGCATCTTCGCTTGGTTGTGGCTTCATTTTCTTTTCTCCAGTTCATCGTTGGTATAGGCGTCTATTACATACTCAAACTCAGGTCGAGTTGAGAGGGCGTGCAGTTCATCACTTATATTGGTATCCCAGAATATTTCATAACCCCAGTTCTCATCCCAACGTAAGCGACCAATGTAAGTATTAGCATGGTTGTCCATGAACTTAATTGTCTTTTCCCATGATGTTTCTCGAAGCATCTCTAACTTTACCCCGAAGCCAGCATCATGTATTTCTTCAATAGTGACTTCTATGTCACTAAATGTGTTCGTCATTGCTTATCCTTCCTAGTAGTAGTCGTGCATCTGCTATCTTATCATCTGCCGTATAATACGGCACGTCACTTGATGTGAGTATATGGATGTAGTCCAGTATTAGATAACGGACTGCTTCCTCTAGATTAGAACTCAAAGTGCTTGTCATAGTACCAATTACCTTCCCCTTCTTGTTTGTGTCGGCCCGTAGGCAGATAGTTAGATTTAGGTGAGTAGCATAAGCATGACTCATTATACACACCTTCGCAATCAAAGCAAGTAAAGCACATCTCGCAGTAGTAAGGATTAGCATCCTCAAAGGCGATAGTTCTACATTGCGCACACTCGAAATCCTCTAAGGTTTGAGTGCGAACACTTGGCGTACTTGCTACCTTCTTGTCTTGTTGGATGTAATTAACCCATGCACTAGCCTTGTATGTATCATTAGACCACCACATGCCTTCATTATCCCAGTGACCGCTACTCTCGTTAATTATGTAGCAGTTATCCTTAGCCTTAGGGTCAAGCGTTAAGATAGCAATCTTGCTACCTAGTGACCACTTACTAAGGATTTTCCATACATTATCATCATCTAGCGCAGGTGCGCCACCTATCATTGGTAATGTATCTTCGGCGAAGACACGCGTATCGCTACGTCTGTCTGTTGCATGTATATCTATGTCCAGTATGCCATTGTGGGCTAAGTATGTATCAGAGCGACCACCAACCTTGAATGGGTGGCAATTCTCATCATTCTTAACGCCATGTGTGGCATAACGAGCATGGAACATAGCATAACTATTAGGATATTCCTTACGCACTGCTAGAAACTCAGCGATAAGTTTTTTGGACGACATACCACGATTACTAATAATCTTGTCGCCTGCGATAATTGCATAGCCAAAGCCATGCGGATTACTACATGATGCGTTCTCTAAGTCCTTCTTTCTTGGTGTGGACTCAGGCGAACATACTACTAACAAGCACATATCATTCTCTTTTCTGCCGTATTATACGGCAATTAGTTGTGGGCAGACCTTAGCAATTCGGTAGCATAGGTCAGGGTAGAGGGCGGAGTTTTGCTCAATGTACTCTATAAGATTTACATCTTGTAGAGCGCCTGCTTGGACATCAGGAACACGCAACTCTCTAGTGTACTCAACGCTGGCATGCGCTAAGTCTAGATATGCTTGGATAGTGGAGCCATTGACCGAGCCTCTAAAGATACGCATCTCTAGCGTGGCTCTGTTCTGTGTATTAACGGCAGAATATCTGTCGCTATGTCTATTATTATCTAACTTATTCTTGAATGAGCGAGTTGTCTTATACATTCGCATACCATTCTCATCTCGTTCACCAGTAAACTCATTAGAGATTATATCTGTGAACTTAGCCCATTGCTCGCTACTGCGACCAGCAATAGCCTCATAGAAGGCTTGATTAGAGTATACAAGATTTAAGAATCGGTGCATGTGCGCACCGCCATTGAATCCTGCGCGTGAGATGTGAATGTGTACACCGCAGGTTCTCGTATCCCATGACTTGACTTTCAAGCCACTAGATGAACGCAGGGTACTAAGCGTGTCCCAAAAGGCTGGGGCATTGTTCTTGAAATAATCGTGGGTCATTGGGTGGGTGACTATCTCGAATCCATAAGAGAGTGAGCCATCCTTTTTAAGATAGGCTAGACCTAATTCTTCTAGTCTATAGGCGTATTCAGCAGATTCCGTAAGGTTGCCTGATGCTTCTACCTCAATCTCTAGCCCAAAGAATAACTTATCGTTATCTTCTGTGCCATGAAACTCAGGGTCAGGCTTGTATGAATAGTCATGGATAATTCTATCTGAGTTATGGCTATCACATCCATCAGCAAAGTAACTATCGCAATCTTCACAGTAAGAAGTGTGTTCTAAGCAATCATAACAGTAGTGTCTATCTCTATCTTCAATATAGTAAGTATTACCAGTGTGATACCCCTCGCAAGAATCGCACCAAGTAGCGTGATACTCGGTACAGGTAGTACACCAGCGGTCATCATTGACCCAGTTCCAATCATCATCTTCTGTGGCTATCCACTCACAGCGTTCACAGATACGCACACACTCTGAGCAGATAGGGTCACCAGCATCAGTTTTCATAGTGTCGTCTGCGCTGAGAGTATCATGGCACTCAGAGCATAAGATGTCTACTTCATCTTCCATTGTCTTTCCTTTCTATCAGTTGCCGTAGTATACGGCGGGTTGGTTGGTTATTAAGTTGTAAGAGCATCTTACACCATTGAACGGGCATTGTCAATGACCGCATCAGCAATCTTATCCCGTGTCTGAGCAGCAAGTTTAGCCAAAGCGCCATAGCCTTGTCTAATCATGCGCTCTTCTTCGGCGCGTAAGGATTGTCGCACCATGCTGATTTCAGCAGGCGTGAGCGAGATGTTTGTGTCGGCGCTCACTTCTTGGCTGACTTACGGATAAGTTTAGCCAAGCGAAGCACGACTACAATAACAGCAACGAACAAGAATGTGCGTGTGTTGATGTATACATCTCCAAAGTATGAGGTAAAACTTACTCCATACTCGCTTACTGCTAGTCCTAGTAGTTCCATTTTAGTTCCTTTCTTTTGCCGTATTATACGGCGGTGAAGCATTGTTACTTCACGCGCTCACCGCAGGACTCGCACCTGCGTAACTACCTATCGTGAGCCACCAGCCTACGCCCTACCCATTAGGCTAGGCTATCCGCTAAGGGTACAAGTATAGCATTTTGGGTAATACAAGTCAATAGCGCCACCCTATGTCAAGGTCTGCGTAGATGGCGTCAATCTTATCCCCAACTAGGTCAAGGATTACTGTGTACAATTCGGGAGCATCAAAGAGTGGGTCGTTTAGTAATCTTTTATACTCCGCTTCTAGGATTTCTAACTCGGTCATTGTGACTCCTGATTACTAGCCATGAGCATGGCTTGGACTCCGCGCTCATAGACTTCTTGCTGGCGCTTAATCTCATCAGCAATGTTCTTGGCTACTGCTTGGCGTTCTAGTTCCTTCCTTGCGCTCTCCATGAAGTAGGAGAGATTTAGTTCTGCTTGGTTCATGTTCCTATCCTTTCTATTCCTTGCCGTACTATACGGCAGAGGTTCTGTGCTTTTCTGTTCTATTTCTGATTATGGCTTAAGCCTACCCTATACGGCAGAAGAAGTCAATAGGCTGACCGCTTGCCGTACTATACGGCAGGTGGCTGGTGGTACTCGTCATTCAGTTTGTGTCGGCAGGTGGCGTGAGTCGCTCGCTCTAATCAGTTTGTGTTGGTTTGTGTCGGAAAAAAATTAAAAAAAAATAACCCCGCCCCCGTAGGGGCGAGGCTATCTTTCTGTGTCTTACTTTTTATTCTGTGCGTTCTTATTCTTAGCGAGTTGGGTCATGATGACCTTCATCTCTTCTAGCGCTGGTGTTGCTAGGTCTGAGAATGTCGCTGTTGCGAGATTCTTTTTAGTTGCTTTCTTTAGTTCTGCGATAAACCCGATTAGAAGAGCATCTAGGGTAGGTACTGCCACCGTTACGGCTTCATCATCTAAGTTCTCTTTCTTAGCGTCAGAGATTTCTTTGATGCTAGGGGTCTTCTCATCTAGTGATTCTAAGGTATCTCCCTGTTCTACCTTAGTGCCTGAGCGCTTAACGCGAGTACTTAGGCTTAGCAATTTCGCAACGGTTAAGCCTGTTGAGCCTATTGTAGCCATAATCTCGCATGCGGTAGGGATAATTTCCGCGTGGCTAGGCTTAACGGCTACTAGGGGGTTTACGCCTGCTTGCTCTAGTGATGCGCGGTACTCGCGACCTGTAACACGACCTGCTTGCATTTCAACCCCAACTAGGGAGATGAAATCTAAGCCTGCTTGGTTCAGGTCTGCTGTCTGAACGGTGATGTTCTGATAAGCGCTAACTATTGTGCTGTTTACTGCTGTAGGTGCTGTTGTTGCTGTAGTCATGATATTCACTGCTTTCTGTTGGGTATTGGACGGGATGTCCAATAAGAGAATTAAATCAGAAAAGGGAGAAAAGCGCAACGCCACGCCAATAAAAAAAGAATCTTTTTTTTACGCCTAATCTCCTGCCGTATTATACGGCGCGTTCCATATAGTGAGATGGCTAAGGGGTAAGTAGTTGAAAGTTCAACTATCCCCAACGGGTCTAATCTAATTTATTTCATGGGGGGAATCTATTTATTAAGTGAGCAGGTAGATAGTTACTCACTAGGGATAAACAACTACAGCGCAATTACTTACGATAGAGAGAGATTATAGCCACCTTAGACCCTACGGTGTAGTGTTGGGAGCGGAAATATATATATATAGTCCCATACAAATTTTCTGTTATATAATATCCCCCCTATAATATATACAGAAACCCTGTGACCTGCGTCACATGCTGAGCGTAAATACCACCCACCCTAAAAGATTTTTTATCTTTTTACTCGGAATTTACCCGTTTGAACGGGTTATCTATAGTATAGATATAATATACGGAGTCGCTCCGTTTAAGACTCCGCTCCTCCTATATATAATATATAATATAATAAATATGGGACAATACTGCCGTTTAACCCAACCGTTAAATGGGCGTTTATTAGGAGTTTAAATGGGACGCAAACCAGGGGTACAATCGGTACCAAAGGACGAGGCGCAAGCCAAGGTCCTAGCCCTACTAGAGCAGGGTTCGACCATTACCGCCGCTATGGCCGCCGTAGGTCGAAACGACACCACCTTCCGTCAATGGTCTATGGTGGATGAAGATTTTAAAGAAAAGGCAGACAAAGCCCGCCTCGCGGGTAAAGGCATCAAGGCTGACCTAGCCGATTTGAAAGATATGCCCTTTCCTGCTTTTTCTCAGCAGTTCCTAGATTCAAGACTTTTTGAACACCAGTTAAACTGGATTGACCTGATTGAAGGTCGTGAACCAAGTTGGATGCCAGAGGGTATGACCTACGAACCTGGAGACCCCAACCGTGTTCTGATTAACGTGCCACCCGAGCACGCCAAGTCAACCACGATTACCACCAACTACGTAACGTACAGAATTGTAACTAACCCTAATGCTCGAGTAATTATCGTCTCGAAGACACAGGGTATGGCTCGCAAGTTCTTGGGTGCAATCAAAACCCGACTTAGCCACCCAGCATATATGAAACTACAGACGGCCTTCGGCCCTAATGGTGGCTACAAGGCGGATGCAACACAATGGTCCGCCGATATGATTTACTTGGGTACAGGACGTGACTCTGGTGAGAAAGACCCTACGGTTCAAGCCCTAGGCTTTGGCTCACAGATTTACGGAGCACGTGCTGACCTGATTATCCTTGACGACGTTGTTATGGGTTCTAATGCCCATGAGTGGGAAAAGCAGATTGAGTGGCTCCAGAAGGAAGTTATCACTCGTCTTGGTCGTCACGGTAAACTTGTAATCGTAGGAACACGTGTGTCTCCTATCGACCTCTACAAGATGATACGTAGCGGAGACCAATGGACAGGTGGCAAGACCCCCTTCACGTACTGCGCTATGCCAGCAGTTCTCGAATTTGATGAGAACCCCACTAAATGGAAAACGCTATGGCCTGCGACAGACCAGCAAGAAAACGATTTGGATGATGTACTTGAAAATGGATTATACCCCAAGTGGGATGGACCCTCGCTCTTTAAGCGTCGCTCTGAGGTCGCTCCGTCAGTTTGGGCTATGGTCTACCAACAAGAAGACGTCGAGTCCGACTCTATCTTTCCGCCAGCAGCAATTGCAGGATGCGTTAATAGTATGCGAAAGCGCGGACCGCTTAAACCAGATACTCCAGGGCACCCGCGCAGAATCGAAGGAACCTACACAGTAATCGGTCTTGACCCTGCTATGGCAGGTGCTACCGCTGCAGTTGTGGCTACTTACAATAAGGCTGATGGACGCATCTATCTTCTTGACTGTATCAATATGACTGAGCCTACGCCAGCCAAGATTCAGACTTTGCTTGAAGAGTGGATTATCAAGTACAAGCCACAAGAACTAAGAATTGAAATCAACGCCCACCAGAAGGCATACGTGCTAGATGATGTGCTCAGGGATTTCTGTACAATACATGGATGCCAACTCAAGCCCCACTATACAAGCAAGAACAAGTGGGACTCCAACTTTGGTGTAGCATCTATGGCAGCACTCTTTGGAACGATTAAAGATGAGCGTTTCCAGGATAACAACTTAATTGAACTTCCTTCTAACGAAGGTTCTGAGGGGCTAAAGTCCTTGGTGCAGCAACTTATCACCTGGAAGCCTGATACCAGAAACCCTACCGACTGCGTTATGGCGCTTTGGTTCGTAATCATCCGCATACGCGAGTTGATGCAACAGTCGGGATTAGGAGTTAAGTACCAGCAGAACAGGTGGGCCACACGGTCCCAACGCTCGAGTCGTGGAACTATTAACTTAGATGATGCTTACTCAGCGCAATGGAATGAAAACTACGGATAGGAAACTAATATGCCAGTTCCACTAGTGGGAATAGCAGTTACTGCAGCAGCAAAATTAGCAGCAAAGAAACTTGCGCAAAATGCCACAAAAAAGGCCGCGACGGCTGCGGTTCGTGCTCGCGCTAACTCTGCAGCAGCGGCAAAAGCAGTTGCCCCTAAAAAATCAACTCGTCCAGTTAAGTACGCAAAGCGTGTTTATCGTCCAGGAGAAAAAATTAAAGTTGATAGTAACCCAGCCCCAGTGAGAAAAGTTGTTCCAGCAATACCTCTTGGACGTGGTACGGCTAACGTTACTAGAAAAGTAACTAAAGTTCGCAGTACTCTTGCTAATGGCAGAAAAACAAACCCTGTCTTAAAGATTTCTGGCACACGTACTACTAATCCAAATAAATAATTTTTAAATCTACGTTAGGACAACAATGGCATTACCAATCGAAGGCATAGTACAAAAGGTCGAGTCTTTACGACTCCGCCATAGTGCTAGAGATGCTCGTAACCTTGATGTCCTTGCTGTACGCAAGGGAAAGATTACAGAAGTCTACCCTGATTTCTTCCCAGACGGCGTTAATACTAACGTAGTAGCCAACTTTATTGACGTGGTAGCCCGTGACCTTTCTGAGGTTATGGCGCCACTTCCAGCGATTAACTGTTCAGCAGCCAACTCTGTCAATGACCGAGCACGTAACTTTGCTGACAAGCGTACTCGCATCGCTTCAAACTACTTCCAGCACTCAGACCTAGCAGTACAGATGTACTCAGGTGCTGACTGGTTTATCACATATGGATTTATCCCGTTCCTAATCGAACTGGATGAAGAAAGCAAACTGCCACGAATCCGCATAGAAAATCCTGTTGGGGCTTACCCAGACTTTGACCGCTATGGGCGATGCGTTGCATATGCTAAGAAATACGTAATGACACTAGGTGACCTGTGTTCACAGTTCCCTGAATATGAAGTTCAATTACTTGGCCGTCAAGGCTACAAGCAGAACCTCAATGTTCCAATCGAACTGGTTCGTTACTACGATAAAGACCAGTCAGTTATCTATGTGCCAGCAAAAGAGAATTTAGTTCTATCACAGGCTAAAAATCCCCTTGGTAAAATGATGGTTGTCGTTGCGCGTAAGCCTTCTATTGATGGTGAACTGCGCGGACAATTCGACGACGTATTAGGTATCCAACTTCTCCGCAACCGTTTCGCCTTACTGGCTATGGAAGCAGCAGAGAAGAGTGTCCAAGCACCTATCGTGCTACCAAACGACGTACAAGAACTCCAGTTGGGTGGCGATGCGGTTATCCGTACTGCCAACCCTGCTGGTGTTCGACGCGTGGAACTCACACTTCCACAAGGTGCCTTTACTGAACAGACATTACTTAACCAAGAACTACGAGTTGGTACTCGTTATCCAGAAGGACGTACTGGAAATATTGACGCTACTGTTGTTACTGGACAGGGCGTACAGGCTCTCATGGGTGCCTTTGATACCCAAGTTAAATCAGCACAGGCAATCTTTGCAGCGGCACTTCGTGACGTTATTGCAACTTGCTTTGAGGTTGACGAAAAGATTTATCCAGAAACAAAGACCATTCGTGGTGTAGATTCTGGTTCTCCATACGAAGTTGAGTACAGACCATCAAAGGACATCAAGGGTGACTACTCTGCAGATGTACGCTATGGAATGCTTGCTGGCCTAAACCCAGCCCAAGGACTTATCTTCATGCTACAGGCTCTTAGCGGTGGTCTTATCTCTAAGGATATGGCTATGCGTGAACTTCCATTCACGGTTAACGTTACACAAGAATTAGAAAAGATTGAAGTTGAAGGACTACGTGCTTCTCTTCTTAGTTCTATTAGTGCTTTGACACAGGCGATTCCACAAATGGCTTCAACTGGGGGCGATGTTTCACCAATCATCACTAAAATTGCTGCGGTTATTAAATCGCGTCAAAAGGGTCTAGCCCTAGAAGACGCTGTTGGCGATATATTCGCTCCGCAGCAGCAGGTTCCTCCTGCTGGTGCACCAAGTACTCCTGTCGAGCAGCCGTCCCCTGTTCCAGGTGGCGCTCCAGCAGGAGGCGCTCCTTCTCCAGAAGGCTTAGCACCTCAAGCACCACCACCTGATTTACAAACAATTCTGTCCACTCTAAGTGGCAGCGGCAAAACAAGCGGACGAGTAACAACTAGGGGATAAAATGACAACGTTAGTAGCGATTCAAGGTGACGGTTGGTCGGTACTAGGATGCGATTCAAGAATCAGCGATGATGATGGACGTTTCCAAGTTTCTAAAACTCCCAAGATAGTTGAAAACAACGGTATTCTAATTGCTGGTTGTGGTTCATCCCGTGCAAGTAATATCTTGCATTATGGATATGCACAACCTAAGCCAACACTTAAAGAAGACCTTGATAGATTCATGAGTCAAAAATTTATACCAGAGATGCGTAAGCATTTTATTGATGCTGGCATTGATATGAAAGAAGATGGGGACATTGCAACAAATGAAGGTGGTTTCCTCGTCTCGGTTAAAGGACAGATTTACTCAGTCCAAGATGACTACTCTTGGGACACCGATATTCGTAATGTATATGTTATGGGTTCTGGCGGCGATATTGCCCTCGGTGCGCTGGCAGCGTTGGGTGTATCGAAAGTAAGAACTGTAGCACAGGCTGAAACAATGGTTCGCAAGGCTATCGCATATGCAATCCAATACGATATGTATTGCTCTGAACCCATTCACACATTTACTCAATATTCTAAGTAGGAGATATAATGGCAAAAGGCGGATACAGACCAACTGCACCACAGAACAATACTGGAGTTTCTGGTACTGGTGGAGCAGGCTCTAAAGATGGACAGCCTAATCGTTATATGTCAGGTGGCACCTACGGTGCATCAAAAGCATTGAATGAACAACAACAAGGTGCACCAATGGCGCAAGCGCCTACTGGAAGTTCTTCTGCAGAAAGCGCAATTCCTAACATGCCACAACTTGGTACGCTATTAGACCCAACTAATAATCCATCAGAACCAATTACTGCTGGCAGTGACTTCGGTCCTGGTGCTGGAAGCGATGCAATGCCTAAAAACATTTCCGCTAATACACGTCCAGAAGAGAACCAAGCAATCATTGCTCAGTACCTTCCAGACCTGATTCAGGCTGCAAGTTATCAAGGTGCTCCAGATTCATTCAAGCGATTCGTTAACTATCTAGCGAGCAAATAATGAGCAAGGCAGCATGGCTACCAGGTAGCCTCTTTGACAATATCGATAAGTTTGCCAATTCACTTGGCTATCAAAATGCAGGCATTGCAATGGAACTTGCTATGATGTCTTGGAAGTCCCCAGAAGAACGCGATTCATTCATCATGGCTATTACTGATGAAGACGTTAAGGGCGGAACAGAGAAAAATTACTTTAAAACCTTTAGGGGGTAAGCATGGGAGCATGGAATGACTTCACAAGTGCTCTCTCTAGCATTGGTGCCGTTGGAAAAAGACTAACAGGTGGCGGTTCCTACCTCAGCGAAGATGAACTTCGCAGAGAAAAAGAATTACATAATACAGTAAAGAATGCTCTTAGCGAAGTAGACCAAGCCATCAGTGTAATTCCTGGTGCTGGTATTGCAAAAAAAGTAGCAGCCAAGACTGGAGACTATCTTCTTCGTGGAGCAGTTGCTCTTAACACAGAGGTTCTATCACCATACATCTTTCGTCCACTATCAACAGTTGGACTTCTAACTGACACGTCTTCCCCACTCTATAAAAAGGGTGAGTATGAAGAGGGATTTCAGTTTGATGATATTAAGGCTGCCTACAATCGTAGCGCCAAGGTATCCACAATGCAGGCTCTTACTAAGTCTGATTTAATTCCAGGTATCAAGCCTTTATCTTCTATAGTTCTATCTACTGGTAATATTGATTTAGACCAAGTGGATTTGTGGAACGATGCAAGCATCCAGAAGAACTACGTAGACAATGCTGTAGGTCGCTGGTTTACTGGTATTGGTGATTTTGTTGTAGGCAATGCTGCACTTGGTGCAGTTGGTAAGGTTGCAGGTATTGCTGCTAAGGCAGGCGGAGCCAAGGCTGGACTTTACACTGCTAAGAAAACAATTGATGAACTAGAAGCGGATATGAATAACGGCATACTATATGCCAAGAGTAATGGAACTGCTGGAAGTCAGACAGTTTCTGGTACTCACATGAATCTTCTTGCTGAATCCAAAGATTTTGGCGTCATTTCAGACCTAGTTGGCAAATACAGCACTAATGGTCGTTTAGTTAACCTTGTTCGTGATGCTTCTACCCCTGACGCAGTTAAAGACCTTATTCTTGCAGATAAAGGCAATGTTGCTGCATTAGGTCGTCTTGCTGCTACTAATCCAGATGATTTGTTTGATTTATCAGGTACAGCGGCACAATTGCAAAGTAAATTTGTACAGACTGGCAAAGTATATATCCCAGAAGGTGCAGCAGTTCAACGCTTAAAGTCAGCATACGATGCTGCTATAGCAAAGAACCCACAATTCGTTAAGATTCGTGAAGCATTCTTTGATGATAATTACAGCCCACTTGTTGGTGGTAAGGCATTTATGCCTATTGAGCCAGCATTTGCCAAGGGTGCATACCTAAAGGGTTCAGAAACCCTACGTAATCTTAAGAGCGCAGCCCGTTTCCGCGAGTTTGATGAACTTGGTGACTTCCTAGAAGTACGACTAGGTAACAAAGTCGGTGGCGCAGTAACAAGTTTAGTTAAAATGACAAGCCGTCAGACCGAATATAAGCCATTAGGCTTTGTTACGTTCTCTGGTGTACGTCCACTTGATGGTCGTATTGAGTTAAATGCCTTCATGAATAACATTAAGTTGTTCAAAGATGGTAATGCATCTGTCGAAGTTGCTCCAAATGTATTCAAAAAAGTTGGCGATGTACGTCGCGACTTTGAAGAACAATACATGAAGTCAATTGGTACTGATGAGATTGCAACTCTTGATAAGATTGATGAGCAGATTGGCCGTATGCTTGCATACAAGGCTGGTATCTATAATGAAGATGAGATTATTAACCACATCCGTACCTTCCGAGGCAACGTTAATCGTGGTATTGATACATTAAAGTCAAATGGCTTTGCTATTGGACACGATGGGCGACGCATTGAGACTAATGCACAGACTGTACGCCAACTAGAAGAGTCATATCGCTTTACACCTTGGGATTCTATCGAATCACAGATGAACCTAGCAACTGAAACCAGTAAATTAAAGGTTGTAGGAGTAAATGCTGGCAAGGCTGCTCAACAGGTATTCCGTGACTTAAACCGTATCTGGACATTTGACGTACTTGTACGCCCTATGTACATTGTTAAGCAGTCAATTGCTGAACCTATTGTTAGTGCTACCATCTCACAAGGTATGGACTTCATCTGGAAAGATGTAGTTGGTATTACAGATAGAGCATTCCGTAACCTAGGCAATACTGTTGCTTACGGCATCAAAAAGAATTTTAATCGCAAGGAATGGAAAGCGGTTAACAACGCTGTCAAGGATAAGCAAGCAGCCTATTTAAAGGCTTCTGCTATCAAGGATATGCTACAAGTTGAGGTAGAAGACCTACTTAAGGGTGGGGCATCTCCTGCCGTAAAGGCATCTGCTCTTACTGCAGCACGCAAGGAACTTCAATCTGCTGGTGCTTTAATGGATAACATTGAGTTGGACTTGCGCTCAGCAATGGTTCCACTTGGAATGAAAGAAGCGATTCCTAGTCTTACAACGCTAGAACGCCGTTTAGCATTTATTGAGGCTAAGCCTAATACAATTACAAAGGCAAAAAGTGCTGAGATTGCTAAGGCTAAAGCATCTATTGATAACTACAAAGACATCATTAGAAAGATGGCTATCAATAAGAATGTTATCAAGAATGCAGATAATGCGCTTGAAGATGCTTATAAGACTGTAGATAACATCCTAAACGAATTAAAGCCTGCATTAAAAGCACAGGCAGATGTTTGGGCTAAGCCAGCAGCATTCAAGAAGCGCTACTATGCTAAAGAGAACCAGACACGCGTTGTCAATGGCGAACTCGTAAGCATTGATTCTTTCGTAACTGGAACTAATAACTTTAGTGCAGCGATGCGTGCTGAAATCAGCAATGCTCGTACTGCAGACCTTAACTTCTTGGGTGAATTATCCGTAGGTACACGTCAAGGAATCATCCAACGTAAGGTTCCAACAACTGCTGTAGGGGTTGCTGACCCACTATACTTTGGTGAACTGGCACATGTTGCTAACCGCATCATCCGCCAAGACCCACTAATGGATTTAATCCTTGCTGGTACACCAATGGCTGAACTTAAGCGTTGGGCAGCAAGTCAACAAGGTATATCATACCTAAAAAACTTTGACATTTATGAACCAAAGCAAGTTCCTGCTTATCTTGCCGATAAGGTTGCACTTGTTGAGCGTACTTTCCCATCATTAGAAGCACGTGCTGCAATCCTTCAAAGAGAAGTAACAGCACAGGAACTTCAAACATGGCTTGCTCCATATGCAGATGAACTCTACGATATTGCGCCAACTAACTTTGCTTACGGTGTTGCTGATAGCGGAGTCGGACCTGGCAAGTATGAGGCAATATCAAGTCTTGTAAATAATACAAGTGCTGCAATCTTCCGTAAGATGGCAAGTGCTGAAAACCCTATTCGTAATGCATACTTTGATAACGTGGCATTAGATGCTATGGCCCGTAAGGCTAGTTATCTTGTTGAGCAAGGAATCGAAATGACTCCTGCTCGTTGGAACGCATTACGCCAATCCTCTGGTCGTGAAGCAATTCAGGAACTTGAGAAGACAGTATATACTATTCGTCGTCAAAATCGTTTAATGCACAATGCTCGCGCAGTCGCTGCATTCCCTACTGCTACAGTAAATGCATTCTACCGATATGGACGTCTTGCTGTAAAGAACCCAGTTCGTGCAACAGGCTTTGCGTATAACTATGGTCGCGCATTCCAGAACTTTGGAGTGGACGAAAATGGTAATCCAACCGAAGATATTAATGCTATTACTCACATCATTGTTCCTGGAACAAAGGAAATGGCGTTAGGTTACATGGATGAGGGTCTAGCCCTCAATGCTAAGTCACTTGGCTTTCTTCTTAACCAACCATCTCCGTCTTTTATCTCTGCTCTTTCAGTTGGTAAGATTATGCAGAAGTTTCCTGGTACAGAAGAAGGCATCAGAGATATCCTTAATATTGGTGGATTAAACCTGTATGATACTTGGTTCCCATACGGAGCGCCAACATCTGCAACTAAGGTATTCACGCCACCATATGCTAATGCTCTTTACAATGCTGCAACAGGTAACCCTGGTAAGGCTGACTATTTGGCTTCATGGAAGTCTGTATACAACTATCACAAGATGTTAGTTGAAATGGGCGTTGAGGATAAGTTCCCAACCGATAAGCAGATTGAAGAAGAGACACGTTCATTGTGGGCTAACAAGTTTATCTCTGGCTTTATCTCTGTTGCTGGTGTGCCATACAAGGTTGAAACTAACCCTATGCGTTTGACAACTAATCTTTACTACCGTCTTGTAGAGAAGTATAACAAGATGGGCTACAGCACACAGGATGCACGTGATGCTGCTGGTGATGAAATGATTAACACAGTTGGTACTAAGTTCATGCTTGACCGCGTGACGACTTCTGGTGCTGCTCGTAATGTTAACATTCCTGCAACCTACGAAGGTTACAAGCGTGTCTTTGAAGATAACGATGAACTCGTTGGGCTACTTGCTGGCATTGAGCCAGGAGAAGTTGGACTTGTCAGTTTGCTTACAGCAGACTTGAGTCGTGACCCATCAGAACAGTCTGCTAACATTCTTGGTATCCTCAGCAATCCTGACCTTAAACTTCCTGGAACAAGTAAGCGAATCAATGAATTCAAACTTACTCCTAAAGAAGCAGAAGCAGAGCGTATGAAGAACCGTACATGGCAACAGTACAACCTTGTGCGTGATGCGCTTGAGGCTAAGATTACTGATGGCAAAACACTTCGTGCTCACCCTGAACTTAAGGTTGCATTAGATAAACTTGCTGAAACCACATTCAAAGCACAAAGCCCAGAATGGTATAACGAGTTCCAACTCTCTGCTAGTGGCGATAAGTCTTACAAGTACGCTAAGGCATTCCAGGCAATTACAACTAACGAGAAGTTCATGTCCGCCCGTGCTAATAGCCAATTCTGGCAGGATGCTCAGTTGTTCATTAAGGCACGCAATATCTTTACAATGTTCTACCAGAGTCTTCCAGATTATGACCCACGCAAGGCAATCATCAAAGATGGTTACAATCAGTGGGTTTCTGAAAATGCAAAGCAGTGGGACCCTAATCTAGAGACAATGATTAAAAACTATTTTGACAATGATACCCTAAAGGCGGTTAATTAATATGGCTGAGAAACCTAAGACACCTGCCACAGATTCACAAGATGCTGCTATCCTAGCAGGTATTGCCCCATTTCTTGAAAGCCTTATGGCTACATCATCAGGTGGACCAACCGATACTAGTACAACAACGAGCACTTCTTCTGTAACTAAACTTACTACAGCAACAGCAAAAGCGCTTATGACTCAGGCAGCGCAAGAGGCTGGTTATACTGGCAAGTTCTCAAATGCAGATGTACAGGCATTTATCAAGGACTTCAATGCTAAGCAAAATGCTCAGATTGAAAAAGTAGTTCAAATATCTCGCGATAGAATTACTCCTGGTGCTACACCAGAAGCACAGAAGAAGATTATGCAAGAAGTTGCCCGTCAAGAGTATCCTTCTTTCTTTAAGCCAGCAGAGTTTGCAAAAGACTTTATATGGTCAAAGATTGACTTCAAAAATGAAGGCTCTCTTGGTGCTAAATCTTTAGCATCTTTAGCAAGTGTACGTGCTGTTGTCGATGCATTCCAATTGCTTGGCGTATCTGATGCTGATGCAAAGATTGCTGCAAAGCAGATTGCAATGGGCAAGAAAACTCTTGAAGAATACACGGTTGAACTACAGCAAATTGCAAAAAAGGAATATCCTAATCTTGCAGACCGATTTGCTAAGGACCCAACTCTTACAACTTATGATATTGCATCTCCAATCATCAACATGCTTGCAAAGACATGGCAAGTGGATGCTAAGACTATTGGCTTGAATAATCCTTATGTTACACAATGGCTACGCCCTGGTGGAGCAGATGGAAAAGCAGAGCAACCATCATATCATGACATGCTTATGAAAGCAAAAAATGACCCTAAGTATGATGCCACAACAGAAGCAATTGAAAATGCACGTGGAGCGGCAACGTCTCTTTCTAGCATGTTAGGATTTGGAGTATAATGGCTGGCCCATATGATAGAGATTCAGCGGCTCCTGTTAAGGCGCCAATAACTGAGCAAGCAAAAACAGCAGGCAAAGCAGCGGCAGTAGTATCAGGAAAAGCACAGGCTAAGACTCAGGCTGAATATACTAAAACTCTTGCAAAGACAAAAAGTACAATTGATGGCGATATTGCTAACGCAAAGAAAACTCTTCAATTAGCAAACAAAAAAGGAACAGCAGACCAAAAGGCTGCAGCAAAAGATTTCTATGATACTCTTGTTGGCTTAAAGCCGCTACTTGATAAACTAGGACCAGACGCATCTAATATCTATAAAGGTGATTTGTCTGCCCTCAATGGGGGCACTGGCGGTACTGGTGGCGGTGGCATGGGTGGCGGTATGGGTGGCGCTGCAACAGGCGGCAAAGGTGCTTACAGTTTATCACAAATCCGTGCATACATGGATGCCAATGGTGGAGATTTTCCTCCTGACTTAAATACAATTGCATCTGGCATTACTGCTGCAGACCTAACCAATTTAATGAGCGATTACCGTTCTGGTCGTCCTACTGATGATAAAAGCGAAACTATTACAAAAGAAGATACAACCCGTACTCTGGGCAAAGATGTATTCAAGAGTACACTTGCTCTCATGCTTGGTTCTACTGAGGCTGCCAAGCCTTGGGTTAATGAAATCTATGGAATTGCATCTGGCTTCTACAAGAGCGGTTCTACAATTGAAGAAGCACTTAACTTTAGTATTTATGAAGCGAAGAATAAAGGTCTAGCACCAGAGTTCACTAAGCGCTTTCAGGGTGTATTTGATTTGCAAGCACGCCTACAAGGTGGCGAAGCAATCGAAGTACCAACTATTGCACAGTTTATTAAAGCAGAATCAGATATGGGAACTACCCTTCGTGAAGCAGGTCTTGGTGACCTTGCTACACAGGAATTCCTTGGTTCAGTTATTGGTAAGGGTAAGTCAGTACTTGAAGTTGGTAATCTAATCTCCCAAACATTCTCAACTATTGACAATGCACCTGCTGCCCTTAAGACTACATTGAGTACTTACTTCCCAAGTGTAGATAGAGTATCTCTTGCCAAGGCACTCCTAACTGGAGAAGCAGGCGCTGCTGAACTTGACAAGAAGGTCAAGGCTATTAGCGTACTATCTGCTGCTGGCTCACAAGGTATCACTGTTGACCTAGCAACTGCTGGTGATATTGCTGCTCGCGGTTTTGATTATGAAAAGTCATTAACTGGCTTTGGTCAAGTTAAAGACCTACAACGTGCTGACACATTAGCCCGATTTGAGGGTGGAACATTTAACCAACAGCAATCACAGAAGTATGTTTTTGAACAGAACCAAGCAGAGAAAGAAAGACTTCGTAGGTTGTCATCAACTGAGGAAGCACGCTTTGCTGGAAGTTCTGGATTAGCAGCAAGTGCATTAAGAGGAAGAACCGCTAGAGGCGAAATCTAGCAATAGAATCCTGACGGACCCACCAGCCCCGTTCAGCGTAATAGACTGGTAGCAAGAGCCAAATTATTCCCCCGAATAAACCTTGAGGCTTGCGAACTACAACGAATAGAAGGGTGGTTGCTATGAGCAACAACTACTGGGATGAAGACGAAGACGACCTAGATACCGAAATGGATACACCAATGGACGGAAGCGACTTACTTAAAAAGTTGCGTAAAGCCAAGCGTGCAGACGAAAAGCGTATCAAAGAACTCACTGAGCAACTTGAGGGATTATCCAAGGGGCAGCGTGAGCGTATCGTGAAAGACGTCCTAGAAAAACAGGGTGTAAATCCTAAAGCAGCACGACTAGCATTAAAAGATTTGGATGAAGTTACCGAAGAGACAGTGAATAACTGGCTTGAAGATAATGGAGACCTCTTTGGCTATACTGCTGATAAGGAAGTACCAGGCAATGAAGAACGAGAGGCTTTACGCCGACAAGATTCATCAGTGCAGGGTGCTAACGCACCCGACAGAGGACAAGATTTAGAGTTGCGTATCGCTAATGCGAAATCCGAAGAGGAACTACGCGCTATCTTGAACTCACAATAATCATAGTTTAACTAACTCACCTTGGAGGTGAACAATGGCTACTGCATATACATCTACCGACTCAGCATCTCTGGGCGGTACAATTGGTAGTGCTGGTCTTGTACAGAAAGCATACGACCGAATGATTGAATTCGCGTTGCGTGACGAACCCCTAATTCGTTCTGTAGCAGACAAGCGCCCAACAGACCAAACCATTCCTGGCTCAGTTGTAGTAATGCAACTACACCCAGAAATGACAAAGGTTACTTCTGCTCTTTCAGAGACAGTTGACCCAGATGGTGTTACACTCGCAACACCAACAACAGTTACAATTACTCTTCAAGAGTTCGGTAACTCAACAACCAACACACGCGCTCTTAAGATTTTCTCTTACGTCGGCGTAGACGATGACATCGTTAACTTGATGGCTGTTAACCAAGCAGATTCAATCGACGAGATTGCAATGACTACACTTCGCGGTGGAACCAACGTAATCTACTCAGGTTCAACTGCAACATCAACAGCAACAGTTACTGCTGCTGCAACACTTTCTTCTGCTAACATCCGCAAGGCTGTTGCGAAGTTGCGTGCTAACAAGGCTAAGGGCCGCAAGGGCGCTATGTACTGGGCTGGAATCCACCCAGAAGTTGCTCACGACCTAATGGCTGAAACAGGTTCAGCAGGATGGCTATTGCCAAACCAGTACGGTGCTTCACAGGACCGCATTTGGGCTTCTGAAATCGGTTCATATGCTGGTGCATTCTTTGTTGAATCACCACGTCTTTACAAGGCAACTGATGGTGCTTCATCTGCAAAGGTGTACCGCACAATCATCGCTGGTAAGCAAGCACTTGCTGAGGCTGTAGGCGAAGAGCCACACACAGTTCTTGGTAACGTAACAGACCGCTTGAAGCGTTTCCAACCAATCGGTTGGTACGGCGTACTAGGCTTCGCACGTTATCGTGAAGATGCCCTATACCGCATCGAGTCTGGTTCATCAATCGCATAATTGATTGACGGCTGAGCAGGGGGCACGTGTTTCCTGCTTAGCAGTAAGTCCATTAAGGAGACTAATGACTACATATATCTTTACACCACCTACGGTGGAAGAAGGACCAACGAGTACTAATCATCGTCTCTTTCAATTCTTTAGATTAAAGCGCGGTATCTCAATTGGCAAGAAAGATGGTTCCTACTTCCAAAACAGATATCCAGCACAGGATGATATTGACACCTATAGTGAATTCTATCATGGTGGTCATGAGCACAGCGTTAGCGAGGCGACTAAAACGGCACTGATTGCCGCTAACGTTGGTGTGACGGAGAGTAACTTTACAGTAGAGTAGGGACAAATGGACTGCAATCATATTAGCAAGGTTGTTGAGTGGGGCTATAAACTACTAGATGGGGATATGAAATCCTACGTCTCAGTATTTGGATGCACTAAGTGTGACGCCACATCCGATGATAAGCCACTATACGAAGAAGCAGAAGATATTTTTATAGACCATAGCAAGTGCAATATTGACCCTTGCTTTGGTTGTAAGGCTAAGAGTTTACAACTTAACGCTGGAGATGCCACTAGAGACATCCCTGATAAGAAGTGGCGACATAAGTTGGATAACTATAAGAAGGCAAGAGAAAATGGTATTCAACCTGGTGGGACTTCGGAAGCACATGTTGAAGCGGCATATCAAGCATCAGAGAATCTAGGCAAAGCCTATAACGCTGAGACTATGCCAAAAGCACACAAGATAAACAAACGAGTAGCCGAAGTAGTGAATACAGGAGTACTAAATGCAAAATAATTCAAAGAGTCGCACAGCGGACCACGATAACTCTTTCATCACGAAACTGTATCGCCCCGTTGACCGTTATGTAAAGAATTTAGTTAAAGAAGTAAGTGACGTTCCAAAAGAGTATCGTCGTGACTTAGGTCTCACGGTAGAATATAAGAGTGCTGGTCCAGCACGACGTGCTCAAATCAAACGTCAATTCGCAGAACAAGAAGGCCGACCAAATCAAGTTAAAGAAGCACTTGGAGCAATCGTAGGACGCTCCCCTAAGAAGAAGGTTAAGTAATCATGGTACAAAAAATGGCTAAAGGAAAATATCCAAAGGGTGGCGGAAAAGGTCTATCTGGAGATGCTCTTGTCGGTAAAGTAAGTCAGAAGACTATTGATGACATTAAGCGTCTAGGAATGACGGAAGCACTCAAGTTGGCTGGTAAGAACGGCAAAACTGCTGGTGGTCAAGCCCGTGAGTTCCAAGAAGGTGTACGCCGTATGTACGGAGCACGTCGTCTTGCAGAGGCTAAAGCAAAGTACGCTCCAAAAGTATCTGGTGGAAAGAGTCCAGTACAATCAGGAACGTACCTCAAGCCTTCTAATGCAAAGCCTAAAGGTCCTGCTCCTAAAAAGAAGGATAATAACCTTGGTGCTAAGATTGCAGGCGGAGCCGCTGCTGCGGGTCTACTAATTGCATCACGTGGCAAGGCTACAGGAGCAGTTGCTAAACTTGCTCCAGGACTTGCTAAGTCTAGCGTTGGTAAGGTTTTATTTGGTACAGGTAAGGCTCCAGTATTCAAGAACCCAATCGTTGACAAGGCTACCGCTGGAGTTAAAGCAGGCGCTAAGCAACCTAAGGTTCCAGGAACACGCATGGAATATGCTGCTAAGTTAGCACAAGATAAGGCTTCTAAAGAATTAACAGCCCTTGCTGCCAAGAAGAAGGCTGCTGCTGCAGCCGCTGCTAAGGCTGCTGCTAAGGCACCTGCAAAGGCTCCTGTGAAGTCAACAATGTCAACCAAGAAGAAAATTGGTCTTACTGGCGCTGGTGGAACAGGCTCTATGGGACTATCTGGCGATTCAAGAAAGAAGCGATAATTATGCCAAAAGTTGGAATGAAGGAATTTCCATACACAGCAAAAGGTATGGCAATGGCTAACATGCAAGCAAAGAAAACTGGCAAAAAAGTTGTTAAGAAGTCTATAAAGAAAATGGGCAAGAAGAAGTAAATGGCAGATGCAAGATTGAAGAAGGCAGGCGTGGAAGGCTTTAACAAGCCCAAGCGCACTCCTTCGCATCCAACTAAATCGCACGTCGTTGTAGCCAAAGAGGGTAGCACTATTAAGACTATCCGCTTTGGTCAGCAAGGCGTAACTGGGGATAGACAACCAACAGCACGACAGGCTTCATTCAAAGCACGTCATGCTAAGAATATTGCTAAGGGCAAAATGTCTGCAGCATATTGGGCAGATAAGGTTAAGTGGTAACTAACTAAGGTAGGGACAATGGAAGAGACTTTAACTATCGCTTGGTGCGATAATGGTATGGTTGACGGCAAGTTCATGCAAGGCGTTACGGATGTCATGCTCCACTCTGGAGTCAAGGTTGCGACTACTTTACGTAGTCAAGGTAATCAAATTGGACGCCAGCGTGAGACTATCGTCAAGGCATGGTATGAGCAGAACAAGTCAGACTGGATTCTATGGGTTGACTCAGATGTAGTCATCTCACCAGACGTCTTTATGAAATTATGGGACAAAAGGGATGCAGTTGAAAAGCCCCTTCTCACAGGAGTATACTTCACTACAGATACCCCTGAGGAGCCTCTGATGGTCCCTAGCCCGACTGTATTCGAGTTTGTAGTCAACGGTAATGAGGTAGGAATTAAACGCCTACATCCGCTTCCTAAGGACAAATTCATGCAGGTTGGAGCAGCAGGCATGGGGTTTGTGTTGATGCACCGAAACGTCATTACCCGAATCCTAGAAGTAGAACCTAACACCCCAATCTTTACAGAGGTGGGTGTCAATAAATCATTTATGGGAGAAGATATATTCTTCTTTGCATTATGCAACAAAGCAAATATTCCAGTCTGGTGTGATACATCAGCACTGGTACCACACATGAAACGATTTTCGTTTGATGTTAACTACTACGATGCATTCGTAGGAGATAAGAGGAAGTAATGGCAGTAGGAGCAGCAGGCAGCACGTTGTGCTCGGAGTTAAATCGCCTTGCTAATGGTGGGACTTATCCCGCTCTAACAGCATTTCTTGGCGAAGCAGGTGCAGCAAACAAATGGGCAGGCACAACAGGTCTGTCCCTTATCGGTGCATTAAATGTTAAAGCAGGAATCACAGATAAGAAGTTATACCAGGGTCTCAACAAGGTGGCTAACACTCTTGCTGGAACAACTGGAAAAGAAGCACTAGTCGCTCTGAGAGGAATTTCATCATAATGGCAACACCAACATTAGAACAGATGATTGATGAAGTAACGATTAACCTTTCAGGTTATACATTACAACAAGATAGAACCACACACCTTACATCTCCAGTTACCACAACGACATCTCCAAGCAGTGACCCAACAATTCTAGCACTAGCATCTACCGAGTCAATCGGTAAGGGTGTTATTGAAATTGGCGAAGAACTACTATGGATTGATTCTTTTGACCGCGTAGGTAAGACTGCTACTATTGCACCTTATGGTCGTGGGTATATGGGCACAACTGCCTCTACTCATGTTACTGATAAGAAAGTAACTATTAGCCCAACATTCCCACGCCACTCAATCAAGCGTGCAATCAATGATACAATTAGTTCTTTTGGTGCTAGCATCATGGCTGTTAAGTCAACTACCTTTACCTATAATGCCGTAGTTAATACCTACGCATTTACTGGATTAAATATTAAAAATATTCTTAGTCTATCATGGCAAGACATTGGTTCCTCAAAGGAATGGATTCCAATCCGCAAGTGGGATTGGGATGCCGTAGCGGATACTACAGCCTTCGGAGCAAATGCTCAAACAGTAACCATTGGTGACCCTATTATATCTGGTCGTAAAGTTAAAGTCATCTATGCCACAGACCCAGAAGTATTTACTGCCAACTCACAAGAGTATGCAGACCAAACAGGACTACCATCATCCACACGCGATGTTGCAATCCTTGGCGCAACCTACCGTCTACTCTCAGCATTAGACCCAGCCCGTGCTGGAATGGTTAGCCCACAAGCGGACGAAATAGACAACAAGCGACCATACGGTTCATCTCAAGCAGCAACAAAGCAAATCTATGCTTTGTATCAAGCACGTCTGCTAGAAGAATCAAAATCGCAGCAAGCAAACTTTCCAATTCGCGTCCACTACTCCCGTCGATAGGTAGACAATGACAACTAGAAAATACTCATCCCGTTCACAGCAAACAACATTATCTTCACCTATCACAGATGCAGATTTAACAATGACAGTCGGTTCTGCAACATCTCTTCTTGTTGCTACCGTTCCAAATGGTCAAACATTTACTGTAGTTATTGACCCAGACACAGCGTCCGAAGAAATTGTAGATGTCACCAACTGGTCATCTGGCAACACTTTAACAATTGCTCGCAGTATTGATGGTTCAAGCGCAGTAAGTCACTCTGCTGGTGCAGTAGTTCGCCATATGGCTATTGGTCGCGATTACCGTGAAGCCAATACCCACATTGAGGCAAGCACTGGACACGGTGCAACAGGTGCTGTAGTTGGTACAACCAACACTCAAACTCTTACTAACAAAACTCTTACTAGCCCAACACTGACAACTCCAGCCCTTGGTACTCCAGCATCTGGTGTTCTAACTAATGCAACTGGATTACCGCTTACAACTGGCGTAACTGGAACTCTTCCAGTAGCAAATGGTGGAACAGGTGTAACAACCTCAACTGGCTCTGGTGCTAACGTTCTTGGAACTAGCCCAACAATTTCTGCTCCTACCATTACTGGTGCTGGAACTATTGCTGGTACCTTTACTGGAAACATTACAGGTGACGTAACTGGTAACGTCACAGGCAACGTAACTGGCAATGTGACTGGCTCATCTGGTTCTACTACAGGCAATGCAGCCACAGCCACAGCCCTTGCTACAGGTCGTACAATAGCCCTTACAGGCGATGTTACTGGCACATCAGGTACATTTGATGGCACTGGAAACGCCAGCATTACAGCAGCCATTGCTGCTAACAGCATTGTCAATGATGACATTAATGCCTCTGCTGCTATTGCCCTATCTAAGTTGGCTACAGACCCACTAGCCCGTGCTAACCACACAGGTACACAACTTGCAGCAACTGTCTCAGACTTTGATACACAGGTACGTACTAACCGTCTAGACCAGATGGCTGCACCAACTGCTGCGGTATCAGTAAACAGTCAAAAGATTACAAATCTTGATACACCAACCTCGTCTGCTGATGCAGCAAATAAAGGTTATGTAGATACATCTATCAACAACCTTATTGATGGTGCTCCAGCAACACTAGATACTTTGAATGAAATTGCTGCTGCTCTTGCAGATACAGCAAACTTCTCAGACACAGTAGTTCTTAAGTCAGGCTCTACAATGTCTGGCAACTTAGCAATGGGTACCAACAAAGTAACTGGTCTTGGAACTCCTACTACATCTACTGATGCTGCTACTAAGGGCTACGTAGATACAACAGTAGTTGCACCTAGTAACTTAACTGGTCCTATTACCTCTGTTGGTTCAGCAACGACAGTTGCTGCCCAGACTGGTACTGGTTCAACATTTGTAATGGATAACACTCCAACTCTGATTACTCCAGTACTTGGTGTGGCTACCGCTACATCTATCAATGGAACTACAATTCCATCAAGCAAGACTTTAGTTGCTACAGACTCAACTACTTATGTAGTTCCAAGTCAGACTAGCAACACAGGTAAGTTCCTAACTACTGACGGAACAACTTCTTCTTGGGCATCTGTTGATGCGTTACCAAGTCAGACAGGCAATGCTGGTGAGTTCCTCACAACAGATGGAACTACAGCATCTTGGGCAGCAGTCGCTGGTGCTCTTGCACAACCAACAGAACCATCATCTCCTACTGATGGACAAATCTGGATTGATACAGATGGCACTGCGCCTACAACTGTAGTTACACGCTGGACAGAACAACCTGCTGCAGGTACTACAGTCCT